ACTACCGGGCCGATCCTGCTGTGTTCTTCACCGAGTACGGAGGGGAGTTCACCGACCGGACTCGGGGTTGGATTGAAACCCCACAAGACCTGATTGACTGTGTAGACAGGGCCCGGCGTCCAGCATCCAGGGCACTCGCCAAACAGTCCCATTTTGTCGGGATCGACTTTGCTCTGGCAGGGGACGGTAGTGCTATTGCTATTGGGCACCTGGAGGGTGGGGTCATCGTCCTTGATCTGGTGGAGTGGATCAAGGCAGGGGTGGGAAAGTACGAACACTGTGATCGGCTGGAGTTCGATGATGTAGCCGATTGGGTGTTCGACCTTTCCAAGAGGTTCCTGTTCCAGAAGGGCATCTTTGACCAGTGGTCCGGGATTCCATTTGAACAAGCTCTCCACAAGAAGGGGCTGAAGATGCTGGAGTCTATCCATTTCACGGATCCCTTGAGCAGTCAGTTGTTCCGCAACTTCAAGAACATGATGTGGGATAAGAGGCTTCTGCTCTATGATTGGCCCAAACCCGATCCTTCGGACACAACGGCAGGTGATCACTGCCCCTATATTTCGGAGATTCTAAGTCTCCAGGCTGAGTACAAGTCAAAGTATGTGACCAAGGTCCGGGCTCCAAACATCAAGGGCAGGCATGATGATATGTCAGACGCCCTTGTTCGCATGGTGTGGTGTGCTAGCCAGAACCTTGCCAAGCCCCTCCACATTTCAGGGGCACGTAATCGTAGCAAGAGTAAGAATTCGGTGAATCCAGTCCAGCAACATCAAGCCCGGTTGCGTGCTTTGAGGCCTGGTGGCAGCAGCCCCGACCGTCAACCATCCCGGTTGATGCGGGGGAGTATCAAGGGGAGATAGATATGGATAAGCTCTCCCCTAAAGAGCCAGTACGGGCGGATCACAGGTTCATTATGAAGTTGTGTGCCATCATGCTGTCAGGAAAGGTAGAGTATAGACCATCCGAGTTCAATCGAGTGGCTCGGGTGTTCAATAAACTGGGGGGTTCATGGGAATCCCTGTTCAAGGGGTCACCCTCTGAGATTTCTCGGTTACGGAAGGTGATCAAGACAGCTGCCAAGAATGGGTATCTGACGAAGAAGGAATCCTGGGATGGGAAGATTGAAAGCCCGTCTGGCCAAGAATCAAGTTGACCGTGAATTGCATGGTCAGTTGGCTATGGCACGTCGGTCCCTTGAGAAAGCCATGGACGTTTGCGTCAGGGTTGCACGGGACCGCTCTAGGCCCAACGTGAGGGCAAAGCAGACTAAGGATACCTTGCGCCGTGTTTTGGGTATGATTGATGGGGTAGGGTACCTCCACACTCAAGTCGAGGATGAGATCCCTACCCGACAGAGACAAAAGGGAAAGTCCCTGGACGAGAAGGCCCGACAACTGGAGGATGACAACCCCGAATGGTTAGAAGAGTACCTGATGCGGGAGTTGGGGTTGGAGCTTGAGTAATGACGAAGAATGACCCCAAATACACCCTCAAGGTAGCGAGAGTCCCCGACAGGAAGAACGTCAAGGTAGGGAAACCTCAACGGGTAATCACCTCATCTACGAGTAAGGTGGCGTTCCCTTCGGTGGGGAGCACCCTGTTCGGGTCGGGGGGTAACTTCTATTCCCCCGAGTTGTCGCCCGATTTCCTGGAACTGCCTCAGAGCATTGACGAACAGCGGAACTACTACCGCTTCTTCTACGACAATGACCCCTTCGTCGGGCAAGCCATTGACCTCCACAGTGAACTTCCCTTGTCTAAGCTCCGGCTTCGAAAGCCTAGAGCCAAGAGCAAGAAGTTGGCCGAGGCTTCGATGCGGTTTTGTGAACGGTGGGTCAAGAAGATCGGGTTGCTCCACCGGTTGTTGGAAATCGTTCACGACTTCTACCTGCTGGGTGAGGTGTTTGTCTTTGCTGAGGATGCCACTGAAGAGATGCCAAAGACCGTGACCCACGAGGAATATCGTGAGGTCACACCAGAGGGTGGGCTTGTAGAAGAGTGGCGGGAGAAAGAGGATTTCAAGGCTCAGATAATCAAGTGGCTCAAGAAGAACTACATCGGGTGGACTGATCTCCTGGTCCTTCCCCCAGAACAAATCCACATGGAGGCGTTCCCCTTCACTAAGAAGCGCCTCATTGAGTTGATGCCCGACTCCAAGACCAAGGCCATTGTGGATAAGGCCCAGCAGGGTGACCCACGAGCCATGGAAATCGTGGAATCCATGCCTCATGACATCATAGAGCATGTTATGGCTGGCATGAACATCCCTCTGAATACGAATCCAAGGGCAGGTAGCTTTGTCCCCTATCTGGCCCGGAAGAAGTCCCAGTACGAGCCACGGGGGAAGAGTATCCTTCAACGGTGCTTAAGGGTTCTCATATACAGGGACAAGTTGAGACAAGCCCAAACCAGCATCGCCTCCCGACACATGACCCCGTTCCGTCTGGTGTGGGCCGAGGATATGTCAGCGGACCAAACGGAGGAACTGCGAGAGCAGGTTGACCTGGCCCTTCAGGACCCCGACTACAGCATCATCACCAACTTCCAGGTCAATTGGGAGGAACACGGTGCTGATCAAAGGCTTTTGGATCTGTCGAGTGAATATGACCTGACTGACAGACAGCTTTATGCTGGTCTGGGAGTGACTGAGAGTCTCCTGTCGGGTGAATCCTCCTATAGTGGCGACCGTATCCACTTGGAAGTCATCAATGTTCGGTACATGCTGCTCAGGGAGATCCTTCAGGACTTCGTGGATCAGCAGTTGTTGGAGCCCATGTGCCGCCAGATGGGGTTCATCGAGTACGACGAGGATGGTTATGAGGTGGTTATCCACCCGAGACTATCATTCACCAGGCTTGCCCTTCGGGATAACTCTGAGACCTTTGATTCCTTATACAACCTCTACAGCAAGGGCAGCCTCGACATCGAGACCTTGCTAGACGTTCTCAACATCGATCCGGATACCGTGCGGGAGAAATTGGAGAAAGACCTGTTTACGGTTAACGACCCGACTTTCAACGAGGTGCTTCGGGGCATTTACTCCGACCTGGGTCGTTCCCTGGCAGAGAATTCTAACGCTGCTGAGTTGGTGGCTCAGACTCTTGGGCTCAATTTTGAAAAGCCCAAGGAAGAGGGTATGGGTCGGTTCGCTTCGGCTCAAGGGCCCCAGAACATGAAGGTGTTGGAGGTGGTCAAGCGAGCCGTGTGGGAATCCACCAGGGATGCACTCCGGGCTGAGAGGCCTATTGATCCCGAGGTGCAGGGCCACTTCACGGAACGGGTCATTGACCTGCAAGAGAAGATGACCACACGTCTGGCGGAGTTGGAGGAAAGGGTCAAGGCTTTGGGTGCCTAGGTCGGTGTGTCACTCTAGAGATGTCAGTTACAATTGACTGGATTGAAACTTGATAAGTGAACCGAACCGGGTAAGATTGAACCACCGAGAGGTTGGCAGTAAGTCTTGAATGCCTCGGTGTCTATCCTATTGGCTCAATAGGATAGACGAGAGGAGCTTCAGTGGACCCTGTTTCCCAAGCACGAGCACGACGCCTGACAGCCCGGTATCTCTACCAAAAGGAGGCTTCCCCCTCCGACGGTAAGACCACGGGTGACTCAACCAAGTGGACAGGGATGTTCATTCAGGTGCCCGGTGGGATTGCCGATCAGTTTCCAGACCGGCAATCAGAGGAGGACAAGAGTCCTACCCACTGCACGTTTCTTTACGTGGGGAACGTGAAGGGCAAGGAGCAGGAGTTTCTTGACGCGGTGCGTCGGGTCTGTCGGGAGGAGATACGGGGTCCGGTGACTGCCACGTTGGATTATCGAGAGGATTTCCCTTCTGAAAATGGTGCTATCGCTGTAATGCGGGTTCGCTTTTCCCAGGACATGGCTCAATTGCGGGACAAGATTCGGGTGGCCCTTCTGGACCTGGGTATTGATGTTCAAGACAGCTTTCCCCTGATATACAGCCCTCATGTCACCTTGCAGTACCTCAAGCCCGGTGAGGAGTATATAGGACCAGTGCCCCATGGCCGATGGACCTTTGACAACATTGAGATCTGGGGGATGCCTCAGGCCCATGAGGCGTTGTTCGGGGATGGTACCCCCAAGCAGGCGATGGAGCATCCAACTGACAAAGCCCGCAAGAGGCACCTGAAAGAACATCCCGATGCGGATCCCGACAAGCACACGGTCAAGAAGAAGTCCCCCGGCAGTAAGCTCAAGGGGGCGGTTGGAAAGCTCAAGAAGTCCCTTTCCCAAGCCAAGGGCAATATCCGTGATGCGCTTAAGCAGGAAATGGAGGACATGAAGGCTGCGGGTCGGGGGTTGAAGAAGTTCCTGAAACGAGAGAAGTTGACCCCTCTTGAACGGCGGAACCTGATCAACTACTCGGTCCACCAGGCCGTGATGTTCGGGGTTAAGGCACCATTGTATGTAGCCGTCCCTCCTCCTGCTGGGATGGTAGTTAAGCAGGCAATTTCAACGATAGCCTTCAAGATCCTTGACCGGAAGATCACTCGGAAGTTCATCCCCCTTGGCCCGGACATCAAGAAGAAGGCCGCCGAGGAGTCGCCCGAAGAGTTCATCCAGATGGTGTTGGACAGCGTGTCCGAGGCCCTTGACGAGGTCGCTGAGAACCCGCCGAAGTCTGAAAAGAAGGCCATGGACCCTGGTGCCTCCACAGTCGGAAGGATGGCAGACAGCAAGATCCCAGGTGGCCTGGCGGACGACAAGAAGCCTTCGGACTTCGACCAGGACCAGTTGGAGAAGGGCACCAAGGTGGAGATGGAACACACGGACGATGCAGACATTGCCCGTGAGATTGCCATGGACCATCTGACCGAAGACCCCGAATACTACGACAAGTTGGAGACCATCGAGAAGCACGGTAAGACCTTCAAGATAGAAGTGGGGACACCAGTCCTGTACGGGAAGTGGAAGAACCTACGAGGGGTGGTGAAGGGCTTCAAGAAAGACCCGAAGGGGAACGAGGTGGTGATAATCTCCCCCACTTCCAAGGGTCGGAAGAAGGACAAGGAACTCAAGCTCTTCAAAATCTACCCTGATCCCAACCCCCCAGAGGACGTGAAGAAGGCGAGCCTGGCCCTCCGGTGGATGCAGAGGACTGCAACCGGAAGGCGTGTTCGCACCGCCAGTATCCTGGACAACATGACGCCGGATCCTGACCGCCTGGCAGATTTCAT